GTCCGTACGTTCCTGAACCAAACCATAGACCTGCTGATGGAAGATACGCTCCCATGGACACAGCCTGTTCAAAAGTTTTCTCTCCCGTTGGAGACGGAGCCATTGGGTTGTTATACGCTACAATAGAGCTACATCCTTCGCCAGCACCTTGCGCCGCCGAAAAAGAAAAATATTGTATTCTATTTAAGAAATGACCAAGTTCATCAGGATTTCCAGAAGCTCCTTTTGATTGAAGGGAGTCATCCTCAGGTCGTGGGAACTCAGGGAATAAGAACGTGTCTCCCTCTACCCTATACTTTCCAGGAGTAGCATCAGTGAAACGATAGATATTAAACGCTTGTGTATCCCAATCGTACGTGGTTGCACTTCTAAATTTGACGGCTCTAAAACTAAATGTTATTTTTGTGTTAGGACCAAACATAGGAACTTTTATTTTTGGACTTAACGTGTGGGTGCAGTAATTGATAAAGGCAGTAGAAGATACTCCACCTGTAGAGCCTGGGGTGTCACGGACAGCGCTCTGTTGCTCTCTTCGTTCAGTTCCAGGAACCCAGTTCTCTTTTCCAAAATCATATACGTACGTTGTACCTCCATACTTAGCTTCGACTGCAATGTTTGCAGAACAATCACCCGGAGGAGAAGCACTTTCCCATCCAAGAGCTATCTGCTCTCCACCTTCCAATCCGTACTCGCCTAGAGTGAAGTCTCTAATGTACCACGGTGAGTGAGTTTCGGTCGTCCAATTATCAGTTCTTTGGAAACATACTCTAGTTTTCTTTGCGTTACCATCTCCTTTGCTAAACGTTCTTCCATTGTTAAACATCTGGAAATCCCATGGCATGAATAGACTCATACTGCCAATGTTGTTTGTATCGCTTAGAAGACCGTTTCTAAACATCTTCATCACCACACCATTTTCGTAAAGGTTATATTGAGAGTCTGCATACGGTTCACTTGTAAATTTATCAGCGTCCCTAACCCATCTTTCTCGTCCTCTGTTTGTAACTAGAGAAACGTCCGTCAAGGAAACTTCGTGAATGAGATAGTTTCCTCCAGCCGTGTCAATTATGTTTAGTTGGTACTCTGTATCCCTATCCAATCCCGCAAAACACATATTACTAATTAGTTTTGGAGTGGACATAAAGCTTCTAGCGGTCCCTCCATCCTGAGAGTATCTTATCTCATCCGTTCCGGATACCATTCCCGTAACCCATTGTTGATTAGTAAAATCATAATATTTTTCTTTCCACACATCGACGTTAGCACCTAGACCAACCCCTTTCAAAGAAATATCGTTTACCATGGTTGCGCCAGCTGAGGCGTTAGGTCCAAACAGACCTGCACCTAGTTTAAATTTTCCTCGTGAGCCAAGCCCGTCAAGAGTCTTGTCATCATGCGTCTGCAAGGGAAAGCCGATGTTTATTTTTTCGGGATGCGTGAAGCTAGTATAGTCTTCAGAGTTTCTTTCTTTTGGTAACTCTAGAAAATAAGAACCAGAAACTGAGTTTCTGTAGGAAGGTGTTAGTGACCCAGTCAAATCATCCCAATCATTATTGTCCCAGTTATAATAATATGCGGGAGCACTACTCAGAACAAAGTATCCTCCATGTTCATTTTGATTGAACACGTTCATGGACAGTGTGTACTCTCCTTCATCAGCTCTTATATCTTCCTCACATACTTGGTTTGTATCAGTGGATGAAGAATTTAACAGTATACCCCAATCAGTTGGTTTTGTGAATTTACTTTCTAAATCCCTAGCAAATTTAGGGAATGTTCTACGCTGTGATTCGGAGTTGTTAACGTACGGGTTGAATTTAGAGGTTACGTTAGTGGCACTGTAGTTTGCTGAATCCATATACCACGGTCCGAGTACATTATAGTTTTGTCTATCTCTTTGTCCTCTAGATTTAGCTTTTAGTACGTAAGAAATCTCGGGTATGGTGGTAGCGTTTACACCTGTTCCTTTCAAAACTAGACGGTACGTTTTTGTCGGTTCCATTCCTCTGAAATTTTGAACTATTTGATTTTTTTGTTTTACAAAAGAATCATCAACCGCTACTTTTATTTCATCCTCACCATCTTTCAATGAGCTGTACAGAGGAGATGTGAATACTAGGGATGAGAACAAGTGTCCGGGAGTAACTCGTGCATGAGAGTTACTGCTCAGTGCATAGTTCCCGGCACCACTTTTATCGTAATTGAAAGTTCTCCAACCCTCTAACCTACCAAAAGAAAAGTTTCTAATTGCATAATGAACGAATCCTTCGGCATCGGTTCTACCACGGGCTGCGATTCTTAATGTATAAGCTTTTCTATTAGCATCAGAAGGTAAGGATACAGGTACACTACATGTTTTCCAAGCTTGTAGCTCGCTAAAATTAAATTTCATCGGTACATTAACTTGACCGAATCTGTGTTTTATGTCTCCTACACTGATACCACTGAACTGATAGAAAGCTCCGTCTAATTCTCTTTGTAAAGAAATCTCAAGATAGCCAGAGTTAGCAGCGGTTGTATTACTTGATGCCATTGTATCAAACTTCAACATTAGTGTTTGGTCATTATCAGCTTGACCAAAACCTGCGTCTATCAATACAGGGTCAGTATTGTTACCCGGTAAATACGCGTATTGATTTTTAAAGGAATCATTTAAAGAAAAAGTTTGTGAGATGGAAGCAGCTCCGCTACTATTAACGTCTATGGAGGATGCGTACAATCTAACCCCATCTACGGCATCGGAAAACGGAGTTCCTTGCACATCGTTTGGTGTTATTGGTTTTACAAACCCTAAGCCGACTGAATCTTCGGTTGAAGTTGGGTCGGGTCCATGGGTAGCGAGAGGGTTTACCTGTCTCCATGATATGAGACCTTTCAACCCTTCTTGCTCACACGCCGGAGCGTTCTTCACATCTCGGGAAAGGAACGGATAACTTCCCACAAAATCATTATTAAGTAACTGGCTTTGTAGTTCTAGGAAGTTCGGGTTTCTTAAAATCTGTCTGTCGTTTTCACATACTTCTAAACGTACCACATCAACATGAGGATTCATGTAGTTTTCTTCCCAAGGAGTAAAGGTTTCATCTACAAACCCGTGGGACGGAAACAAGTACTCCACATAGTATTCAGTTCCTTTGAAAAGGAAAGAGTCGGCTGTATGTCCGTGTAATTTAAATTTAAATTCGTCAACAGAAAAATAATTTTTTGGAGATACTTTGTGGTACGTGTATTTGTTTGCATCTGACGTGGACATAAATTTACCGGTATCGAAATTATAATATTCTAACACGATTCCGTTTTTGGCTCTACCAATTCTTATATCAAACGTAGCATTATGAGCTTTAGTGTTTGAGTACAAAGTGTAGACCTTACCTAAGGACAAATCACATCGTTGCCTCAAGGTTACCATTTGCTGTCCTTTATTTAATTCAAACCTAGTAACTGCTTTTGTGTCTTCAGAGAACACTTCGGGTCTGACTGATATTGGGTTTGGTGATGGGTCATCCGCATACGTAATTTCCCAAGCTGAATTTTCCGCAAATATATTAGCTCCTAATGTTGGAGATTGTAGTAAGTTAGCATCTACTTGATTGTCATACCTCCACTGATTAAAACCAACACCAGAATAAACATCAAACAATGGGTATAGGTCATCATCCTTTGGTGTCATCAATTGATAGTTTTGAGACGATGTGGCTTGCGAACTAAAAATAAAACGTGAATCTCTTTTTGTGTAGTAGTCTTTCGCACTACCTATCGTCATAGCTTGAATCTGGTAACTGGACACAGAGCTAACACCATTCCAATGTCGAACTCCAGTTCCTGTTGAGTTTGCACTAGGATTGGGCATGAACGTCATTACATCAGCAATGGTCTTTCTTAAACCATCCACGACCATGTTACTATCGCTAAACAAAGTTGTGTCTTTGCCTTTGTATGTTTTAATAATCTCTACGCTTCCCTTAATCATTTTCTACAAACCCGTACTCCCCGTTTACTGAGGAATGGCTACCTCCAAAATATTCCAGATACTCACTACGAGAACCTCCTGATAATAGGTAGGTGCCTGACGAGTTTACAACATCTCGTGAAGACTTACCTGCATTTAGCTTATCAAAGAAATCAAATACGTCAATAAAGTTTTTCTGTGTATAATCTTGTGCATAAATATTATAGTTTGTATTTAACAAATCTACGCTCAATACTGTAACTCCTGCAAATTCATTTGTTCTTTCTGGTTTTGCTATTTCGATATAATAAACAGAGTTATCATCATGGACCGGACCTGCTGATGCAAAGTAACCATCGTAAGGACCATTCTCCCCTAATGAGAAATATCTCAAATCTGTTCTTGAGTTCAATGTATTAAAGTTTAACTCAAACCTTTCTTCGGAACTATCCGCAGGTAGGTCTAGTCTCATCCACGTATCCGTATCATCAGTTCTACCTGATTGTTTCCAGAACTTTTCTTTCCAGTTAAATGCGAACGCTTTACAGAAGTTTTCTTCTAAACCATTTCCTACAAACGGTTTTTGTTCTACTACAACTCTAGCGAGGACATACTCTGCTTGTCTGTTGACCGGACCCGCAGCCATATCAGCTATTCTTGCAGTAACTCCTAATGTATAATCTTGATTAGGGAATAACTTGTTACCTACCAGCCCGTGTATCTTAGTGTCTACAGAAGAAGCCTCTATTGCATAAGTTTTTATATTACCTATTTGTGTTGTAAAGACAGTTTGTGTTGAGTTATCATTTACAGGCGTTATCCACAACTCATACTTGTCCGATGGGTCAAAGGTAGAAGATACTGTAAAATCACTCGCCCAAGTTTTGAACGTTTCACCTACTTCATCCGTAGAACTTGTTAAGAAGCTAACAAAGTTAGATGATAAAGTCGTGTCTTGAGCGGTCCAGTTTTGTCCAGATGCATCCCATAATTTTTGTTTTGTGGCGTTGAAAAGTGCGTATGTTATTTTAGGATTACGTGCAGTTGGTCCTGAAGAAGCTTGTAATTCTACCCTATATCTACGACCAGGAGTTAACCTCCTCAGGTTAGCTGGGGTTCCAAGATTAGGATGGTCAACAACAGTTTGTATTGAGGGGTTTTCTTTAACTCCTAACGGGTATAGTCTTGTGCCCGCGGTACGAGCTCCTTTTCCTTTACATGATATTGTTACCGTGTTAAACCCGCTAAAATCTTTTTTATCATACAACTGTGCTTGTCTTGCAGCTGCTACCGTAACTCCCTTCCTATTGAACTGGCTAATCGAAGGTGTTCTGTTTTGGTCAACTAATCTCCACCCTGCAATTGCTGACAAACCTTTATCAAGTCTTGCGTAATCTATTGGAGCAAATTCGAATTTACCATTGTAGGAATAATTCTTATTACCTCCTAGCTCGTACCTCACACGTATCCCATTTCTTGGGTCACTACCGGCGCTTCGTTGAATTAATGTAATGCCTGAAGGAGATATTTT